GAGCGAAGCGAACCGAGGCGCGAGGACAGTGCGAAGCACTCCGCAGAGCCGAAGCCCGAAACCAACCGAAGGTTGGGTTTGGGCCGCAATACACGCCGCTGGTTTCGGATTGGCAATCGGAGGGCTGCGGCCCTCCGATACCTCATGAAGCATGGCGCAAGGGAACTATGCAAAGCAATGAACTCCTTGAAGAAGTTCAAGCAAGCATAAGGGCTTCTAAATTCGGCATTGGCCTTACAGATGAAGAAAGAAAGATCCTGTATCAGGATGCACTTGACAGGCTGAATAACGCCGGGATTGACCTTCGTGATGTTGAAAACGACCTGGATATATGGGAGCGGTGACAATGATTGAGGTGAAAGAGGTTCTGAAGGTTGGCGAAAGTACAACTGTTTTGATATGTGGTATGTTTGCTGATGATGATATCAGAGCAACAATTGAATCCAACATTGGTAAGCATAAATCCTTTGTGGTCGAAGATGCGAGACATTGCTTCAGCAAACCAACAACAAGGAACGTTGTTTTGTTTGGCAGTGATGATTACTCAACCATAAAAGAAATTAAGTTTGTTTGACAAGCACCCTGCACCTGCATGGTGCTTTTTCTGTACCCGCAGGGAGTCACCTTCCCCCACAAACACACCACGATCCCCAACAGAAGATCGGCAGACGCTTCCGGGAGCGGGCGAAGCCGCTGGTGTCGATGGGCTTGAAGGGGTTCGGGGAAGCGGTCCGAGGGCGGGTGAAGACCTTGATGATACGTGGAAAAGTGGTACAATAGAACTGAACAAAACGAGCCACGCCCATGAGCGAATGAGGGAAAGAGAAGTTACAGATGATGATATTCGTGACGCACGAACAAACCCTATCCACTCAAAAGAAATTGTTACGGATGACCTTGGAAGAAAAAGTCAAATCTTGATTGACAAAAAAGCAACGGTCTGCATTAACCCAGATACTGGGAAGCTGATCACAGCCTGGAAAACCGGAACCAAAACAAGAAAGAAATATGAAAGTGGCGATTACTATGTTTTCTGAAGCAGAAAAGGTTTTTTTGAAAAGCATTGGTATTAACGCCAATTTCGACACAATTTCTGATGATGAGTTTGCAACGATCGAAGAAAAAGTGAGCGAGCATCTTCAAAAGAGAGGGTTCGATGAAGAATACGAGCCAACAAAAGAAGGACTGATGTGCGAATCAATTCTTGATAAGCTGCCCTAATTCCATACTGCGGGAATACGGCACCGAATACGAGTATGACTGTTTCGATCAAATTGCAAACGCTGATCAATAACATTATGGAAATGGATCTATCATATGAAAGCGAGGGAGTTCATTTATGGTTTTGACTGAAAATGAAAAGAAAGCTTTGGACGAAAAAATGACAAACCCAGAAATGAACGTGAAATGTCCTCGCTGCGGGAATGAGCTTGAATACAAAGAATACTCTTCCGGCTGTATTGTCAAATGCAAGACGAAAGGTTGTATCGAGGCCAGTCTCAGAGGAATTTAGCAAAACACCCTGCGCCCTTTGGGAGGAAGCGGCCAACGGCCGTTTTTCATCGATCACCCGCATTGGAGGCCCGAAACGAAGGTGACATGGCGAAACCGGCAGGAGCGGCTTCGGATACGCAAACAAGAAAGGCGGCAATGTGGAAGACTGGCAACATGTGAAAGGCGTTGGCTTTCTAGAAACTGAAGAAGGCATAAGGAAAGCGGAACTTCATTGGTCACAATGCGAAAGCATTGGCAAGTTTGATTTCTTCATTAAGAGGTGGTTGGACGAATGAAGGTCAAATACATAGGAACAACTGAAACCCTTGCTTTTGAAAAAGGCAAGGTTTACGATGTGCTGTCCATTGAAAAGGGATGGTATAGGATCATGACAGAACTTGATGAAGACTACCTTTTCCCGCCCACACAGTTTGAAATCATCGAAGAATAAGCACCCTGCACTGATAAGCCGTCATACATCCTGGAAGGATTAAGCCTTGATGACCTGGCTGAAATGGTTAAGGGCAAATTGGGAACGGGTATCATTGATGTCAAGAACGACAACAGCATCCAAGCGTTTATCGAATGTGATGACTATGTTGGCTATTGGTATGATAAGGGGCAAAAGACATTCATCGCAACCAAGCGTGTACAAGTCAAATATGCATTGGGTGACGGCAACATTCATATCATTCCTGTTATGGAACGAAAGTGAGGTGAAAACGGCATGATGGATATTCTGGATCAGCTGCAAGCGATAGAAGGGGTTGTGCAGCTTGAATTACGCTCCGGCGAAATGATGCTCGGCAAACCCGATTGCATCGTGTACGATGAAGATGACAACGGGGATGAAACGATCAAAAAGATACGTTTTGAACCCTTCCAAGAGCCGTATGCCGTATACTATGGCTTGGATGATATCAAAGGCTTCCGGGAGATCGGCAAATAGCAGCAAACCTCCCGGACAGGCTTGCTCATCGTACCAATAGAAAACGGATCGTGGCTCTGCTGAGATGGTGTTCCGTCCAAGAAATACGGTTACAGCATCGAACACTGCCGTGAATTCTCTTTCCGGAAGGATGAACTGATATGACTGTTTCGATCAAATTACAAACGCTGATCGATAGCATTATGGAAATGGATCACACGGATGCTGAATGGATCGAGCTGGACAAAGAATTTGAAGCCATTCAGAATGAGCTTTCCGAAGAAGAATGGCTGCTTTTTGCCGAAAGCGGCGCAGGTGAAGCGTTGCATATGGCAGTTGCGTGGAAAAGACTATCTCAAGGCAAACCCGAAGACCGTGATATTCTGTTGCTAAAGCATGAATTACTTGGAAGTCAGGTAGAAAAAGAGTATAATATAAGTGTTTCAGATGCACATGCTATTGCAACTAAGAAGTATGATCAGGCAGAAGCCGTTGATGAAATGTTTGGAGAGGATGGTGAACCGGATGGTCTACTGCAAGATTAAGGAGCGGAACGCTGATTCTGCTGTATACCTTATCGGTGCAAGAACTGATGACATGACCGGGGAAATCATTTTTTCAAAGGCAATAGGCTTCCGAAACTCAATAAACAAGCAGAAAAATACCCGGTAAGAGAAATGCATATTTCCAGACTGTACGGAAAACATATGTCAGATTTTGAAAAGGGTATTTTCAAAGATAAGATTGCTTACGAAATCGGATGACAACACAAAACACAAGCGCCCTGCACCCTGCGGGGTGCTTTTTCTGTGCCCAGCAATGAGTCACCTTCCCGACAAACACACCACGATCCCCAACAGGAAATCGGCAGACACTTCCGGAAAAGATCGGGCCGGACTCGAGCCGCAGTGACCGCTCCCGGGATATGCACAGCAGCACAGGGCGTGAAGGGGATAGGCCTCCCGGCCTGTATGCGGATGAGCCGGAGGGGTTCGGGCGGGGGAAGATGCCGGTGTCGATGGGGTATGAAGGGGTTCGGGGAAGCGGTCTGAGGGCGGATGAAACCCTTGAAAAACCTGGGAAAAGTGGTATAATAGAGGTGCAGAAAACCGACTTTCATATTGGCTGGAAACAGTTTGGAAAGAAGGTTGGAAGGCACGCACTTGACTTTGGGTTAAATCCAGCATCAGAAAACGACAGAAGCAGGCTGTTTGAAATTATCAACGACATAAGAACCAACTCCGAGGAACAACGTATTGGAGAATGGAGAGGACAGCCGGAAGATGTTGTTTTCTACATAAAAGGTGAAGATGTGGTTATTACCAAGCAAAACGGCGAATTTGTTACCATCATGAAAGGAGGCATTGCAAATGGTAGGGTTAAGAACGCAAGAAAACGAGAAATTTAACCGTTTCTTTGCGCTGATTCAAGCCGAAGCGGAAAAGAAGGATTCTGTTTTCTTTGCTGATGCCGGAGATGGCAACGAGTTTGCAACTTCAACCATGGAAGGCGAAGATATGATGGGATGGCTTGTGCCCAAGGAAAAGGTGGAAGAATTTGAACCACTTTGGGAAAAGGATAGCATTGACGATTCCTGGTCTGACTTCTTTACTTGGGCCGTGTGGACGAAAGACGGCGAAGCCATTCATGTACACTTTGAAGGTTAAAGCACCCTGCACCCTTCGGGGTGCTTTTTCTGTGCCCAGCATGGGTCTGTCTTTCCCCGACAAACACGCCACGATCCCCAACAGGAGATCGGCAAACGTTTCCGGAAAAGATCGAACCGGGCTCGAACCGCAGTGACCGCTCCCGGTATATGCACAGCAGCACAGGGCGTGAAGGGGATGCGCTTCCCGGCCTGTATGCGGATGGGCCGGAGGGGTTCGGGCGGGGGAAGATGCCGGTGTCGATGAGGTATGAAGGGGTTCGGGGAAGCGGTCTGAGGGCGGGTGAAACCCTTGATGATACAGAGAAAAACAGTATAATAAAGCTGGGAAACGCAGAGGTACGAAAGTGGTACCTTGATGCAGTTTCCCACATCCCCGACAGCATCGACCACTCCTTGCCAATCGTTGAGAAGGCCAAGAAAGCATTCGAAGCCAGAAACAGGATCAGAACAGAAGCAAGGGATATGATGGCAGATGGAGCCACCAGAAAACGGCTGGATCAGGAAAGACCCAACAAGTCCTTCGAGGAACTTATCAAGTCCAAGATGGAACGCAAAGGCCTGACCAGAGAAGAGGCTATTGAGGACATCTGCAATACAGCGACGAAGACAAATGCGAATGTCAACAAAGAACTGGGATTGGAGGATTGAGCATGTATTCCTATACCGTGGCCAAGGCTGCAAGTGAAAAAGAATTTGAGAAAGTATGCAGGTTGATAGAATCCCATTTCAAAGGGATCAGCAAAGATAGAATCCTTGAAGATGTGGACGGGTCATCCATCCAGATCTACCACAAAGGAAAAGCCAGCATCACGGTTTTCAATGATTATGAAGTCGATGCTGTATATGTTGATTCAGAAATTGAACTGAATGACATTATCTAAAGCACCCTGCACCCTGCGGGGCGCTTTTTCTGTGCCCTGCAAGCCGTTCTTTGACCCGCCCCCCGCCTGTGGGGGCGGTCAGACTGTCGAAAAACCCATACATACCAACACGAGCCGCACATCTTGCACCTTCGGTGCTCGCTGTGCTCACAAGAAAGCGCTGCGGCGCAAGGTTTGTGGGCTCTGCCCACACCCGGCAGGAAACTGAGTTTCCTGCACCTTCCCCTTTTTTGACAACCTACCCGCCCCCGCCTGTGGGGGCGGTTTTTTCTGCGGGTGGGGAGCGAACCTCCCCTCCTTTTTGATACCGTAGAGCTGCGGGACGCAGGCGGCAAAAGGCCTGCCGGATGCCGGTGCCTATGCCGAAAAAAAGTTTGCCGGGAGGGGAGAAATCCACCGCGCGTTTTTGGTACCGTATGGCTGCGGGCAGGGAACGGCGCACAGACAACGCCCGTGGAGCGGCATCCACTCACTTTGGTTTTTTGCCGTACCCCCGCCGACACTTCGGAAAGACGATGCATGACACTTCGGAAAGACGATGAAGGAGGATGACCCCATGGAACAAACGACCCTTGACCTTTGCCTGTTCGGCGGGGACGGCGGCGCTGCTGCCGGTGCAGGGGATGCGGCAGCGGAGCAGGCCACCGCGGAGGCTGCCCGGCCCGCCCCCTCCAGAGAGGATGCCTTCAACCGGCTGATCTCCGGCGAATACCGGGAGGAGTACGTGAAGCGCACCCAGCAGATGATCGATACCCGCTTCAAACAGAGCAAGGAGCTGGAAGGCCGCATGAACAGCCTGCGCCCGGTGCTGGAGGCGCTGGCCGCGCGCTATGGCATGGATGCCGCCGCAAAGGATTTTCCCCGGCAGGTGCTCCGGGCGATGAGCGCCGAAGCTGCGCCCGGCAGCGGCCCCGATGGAGCTGGCGGCAGGGCTGCGGATGCCTCCTCCGGCACAGGAGCGGCCGTTGGCAGCTCCGCTACGCCAGCGGGCAGCGGTAAAGCTGCCGGCGATGGCAAGACAGCCACCCCAGCCGTGGCAGGAGGCAGCCGCAATGCTGCTGCCAAAGCCGCTGTACAGACCGGCGGGGCAGCCGATCCCGGCGAAAGCAACACCCTGCCGAAAGCAGCGGCACAGCCCGGTGAAAGCGCAAGCGGCGCAGAACCGGCAGCCGATCCCGGCGATGGCAGCGGTAAAGCCGCCGCAGAAGCCGCTGTGCAGACCGGCGAGGCAGCCGATCCCGGCGAAAGCAACACCCTGCCGAAAGCAGCGGCACAGCCCGGTGAAAGCGCAAGCGGCACAGAACCGGCAGCTGATCCCAGCGATGGCAGCGGTAAAGCCGCCGCAGAAGCCGCTGTGCAGGCCGGCGAAAGTGCCAACGGAAATACCACGGCGACCGTTCCCGGCGACGGTGACACCCTCAACGCCCTGGCAGATGCCCCCGCACCGCCCGCGGAAAGCACCGACGATGCGACCCCGCCCGACAGGCCGGAGGTCACCCGGCTGCTCCGCCGTCTGCGGGCACAGCAGACCGCCCGGTTCATCCATCACACCGGGCAGCGCTGGCAGCAGGAGGCACAGGCGCTCGCCGCCCTCTACCCGGGCTTCAGCCTGGCGGCAGAGGTGAACGGCCCCCGCGGCCATCAGCTGCTTGGCATGCTGAAAAGCGGCGTGCCCATGCGCATCGCCTACCAGGCCCTGCACATGGACGAGCTGCTGCCCGGTGCCCTCCGCTATGCGGTAGAGCAGACCCGGCAGCGCACGGTGGAGGACATCCGTGCCAGAGGGCTGCGCCCGGAGGAGGCCGCCGCAGGCAGCCAGACCGCCGCCGCCCAGATCCTCCACGCCGACCCCTCCCGCTGGGATGCGGAGGAAATGAACAGCGCCATCCAACAGGCCCGTATGGGCAAAAAGATCTACCTGTAGAGGGCGGCACAGCCCCCTCTGCCAAACGAAAGGAGAATGTGAAATGACTCAGACCACCATTCAGCCCAAGACCCTTGATCTCCAGCTGTTCGCCACCACGTACCCCGATACGCAGACCACTCTGCTCAACACTCCGGGCAATGATATGTCCCCCGAGATGAAGACCTTCTACAACAAGCACCTGATCCAGACCGCCGAGCCGGAGCTGGTCTACGACCGCTTCGCCGAGCAGTACCCCATCCCCGCCCACCACGGCAAGACCATGGAGTTCCGCCGCTTCAGCCCCCTGAAGAAGGCCCTCACTCCCCTCACCGAAGGCGTGGTGCCCGATGGCAACAAGCTGAACGTGACCGCCGTTACCGTGGATGTGCACCAGTTTGGCGACTTCATCCGCTATACCGACGTGATCGATACCGCCGCCATCGACAACATCGCCGTGCAGACCGGCGAGGTGCTGGGCTCCCAGGCGGGCCGCACCAGCGATACCATCACCCGCGATGTGGTGTGCGCAGGCTCCTGCAAGCTGATCGCCCCCGCCATCAATGAGGATGGCAGCACCACCGAGACCCTGACCCGTGCGGGCATCACCGTCAAGAACCGGCTGACCCCCGCCGTGATGCGCAAGGCCGTCAACTATCTGGAGCGTGTCAACGCCAAGCCCTTCGAGGGCGGTTATGTGGCCATCATCCACCCCGATACCGCCTGCGATGTGACCGGCGACCCCGAGTGGATCGAGGCCCACAAGTACGCCAGCGTGGAGGAGATCAAGGCCGGTGAGATCGGTCGCCTCCACAATGTGCGCTACGTGAAGAGCACCGAGGCCAAGATCATCGGCCCCGGCGAGATCGTGGCGGGCCTCACCCGCACCACCCTGCATACCGCCCTGGACACTACCGGCTCCACCACCATCAAGCCGGATACCACCATCACCGCCCAGCAGGCTGCGGATGCCAATGCCCTGATCACTGGCGGTGCCACCGTGAAGGTGTACGTGGGCGGCAAGGAGGCCACCGTTACCAGTGTGACCGCCGGTGCGCCCGGCACCGCTGCGCTGACCGTATCCGCTGCCGTGAAGTCTGTGGCCAAGGGCGCTGTGATCTGCGGCTACGGTGCGGGCGCTGACGGCTCCGCCGTGTACTGCACCATGCTGCTGGCCAAGCGTGCCTACGGCACCACCAGCATCCAGGGCCTGGGTCTTGAGCACATCTTCAAGAACCGTGGCAGCGGCGGCACCAGCGACCCCCTCAACCAGTTCTCCACCCAGGGCTGGAAGATGACCAAGGCCGCTGTACGCCTGGTGGAGGAGTACATGATCCGCATCGAGCACTCCACCGAGTGCATGGGCGCTGTGGCTGAAAGCAACTGAGGCAGCCGGGCGCGGGCGGGGCTGCCCTGACCGCAGCCGGGCCTCGGCACCGCCACGCACGCTTCTCTGCCTGTGAGGCAGGGCGGCCCGGCAGGAGGAAAACCATTCCCCCTGCCGGGCTTGCCCGCCCCACTCCCCCACCGATACCAAACCAACATACACAAGGAGGTACCCATATATGGCTGCCAATATCAAGACCAACGAGACCGAACCCCGCACCGTGGCCCAGCTGGAAAAGCTGCTGGCCGAAAAGGAGGAGCAGCTCGCCCGGCTGCAGGAGACCGCCGTACCGAAGCCCGCCGGGCAGGAGGACAAGCCCGCCTCCGCCTACCGGGAGGATGCCGACGCACTGAAGCGCCGCGTTACCATCCGGCTGCCCATCTCCGGCAGCAACAAGGAGCCGCTGTTCGTCCGCTTCGGCGATGAGACCTTCACCATCCGCAGAGGCACGGATGTCTCCATCCCCTACTATGTGTGGCTGCACCTGCAGGAGTGCCAGCAGGCCGACGATGCCCTCTCCCTGCGCATGAACGACCTGACCGGCTCCTTTGCCAACGGCATGGAGCTGTACCGGCTCTGAGCCGGGGCCGCCCGCAAAGGAGGGATGCGACCATGACCATTTCCGATGCGATCCTGGAGATCGGCAGGATCAAACCCCACCAGTACCCGGATGAGACCATCATCCGCTGGCTTGGTGATCTGGACGGGCGAGTGGCGCAGGATGTGCTGCGGGGAAGCAAGGCAGAACCCGCCGAGGGCGTGCTGCCCTACAAGCAGGGCGACCGGCTGGCGGTGCTGCTGATCCCCTACCCCCATGAGGATGTGTACATCAAATGGCTGATGGCCCAGATCGACTACGCCAATGCGGATTTCGACCGCTACAACAACGCCATGACCATGTTCCAGAGCCAGTACCAGGCCTTTGTGGATGCCTTTACCCGGGAGAACGTGAAGGAGCCTGTGTACATCAGCGGTGTAAGGGGTGATCTCGCATGAGCATCACCATGCCCCGGCTCAACCAGCTCAAGACCCGGCAGGAGGGCGTTACCGCCTTTGCCGGGCTGAACCGTAACCTGCGCATCCGTGAAAACGAGTTTGCGGATATGCGCAACCTGTCCTCTGCGCTGCTGCCTGTGGTCTCCGCCCGGCAGCGGCGCAGGAGACTGCGCACCCTGAAGGATCCCAACGGGCTGTTTGCCCATGAGAAGCTGTGCTGGGCAGACGGCACAGCATTCTACTATAACGGGGTAAAGAAGGGCACCGTCAGCGACAGCGAAAAGCAGTTCGTGCGCATGGGTGCCTATGTGCTCATCTTTCCCGACAAGGCGTACTACAACACCCACACCGACGAGTTCGGGCAGCTGGATGCCAGCTTTACCGGCAGCGTAACGGCAGCCCTCTCCAAACTGGACGGTACCCCCTACGGCAGCTACACCACCGGCCCGGAGGAACCCACCTCGCCCCAGAACGGCGACCTGTGGCTGGATACCGGCAGCGATACCAATGTGCTCAGGCAGTACGCAGCCAGCACCGGCCAGTGGGTGACCATCACCACCGTATACACCAAGCTGACCGCACCGGGCATCGGCAAGGCCTTCGGCAAGCATGACGGTGTTGCCCTCTCCGGCTTCAGCCAGCCGGAGCTGAACGGCACCCACTATCTGGTGGAAGCCAAGGAGGATTATGTGCTCATCGTGGCGCTGATCGGCAGGCCGGAGAGCGCTGCGGTCGTGACCATGCAGCGCAACGTGCCCGATATGGATTTCGTCATCGAGAGTGGCAACCGGCTGTGGGGCTGCTCCAGCCAGAAGCACGAGATCTACGCCAGCGCCCTGGGCGACCCGAAGAACTGGAACCAGTACATGGGCCTTGCCAGCGACAGCTATGCCGTGACCGTAGGCTCCACCGGCCCCTTTACCGGCGCAGCCTCGCACCTTGGCTTCATTCTGTTTTTCAAGCAGGATTGCATCCATCAGGTGCTTGGCTCCAAGCCCAGCAACTTTCAGCTGGATACCACCAACTGCCGGGGCGTGGCCGAGGGCAGCGAGCGCAGCCTGGTGCGGGTGAACGAGACCCTGTACTACCACGCCGCCGATGAGGTGTGCGCTTTCAACTCCTCGCTGCCGGGCGGCATCTCCGCAGCCCTTGGCCAGCAGAAGTACAAAAACGCCATCGGGGGCGGCATCGGCAGCCGGTACTACCTCTCGCTGGAAAGCGAAACCGGCGAGAGGGAGCTGTATGTGTACGATACCAAGCTGAATGTGTGGATGCGGGAGGACAGCGCCTCCGTGCGGTACTTCGCCACCTGCGGCGATGCCCTGTATATGCTGGATGCGGCCGGTGGGCTGTGGCTGCTTTGCGGGCAGGATGGCGGGTACGCAGATGAGACCGCCGAGGACGAGCCGCCCGTAGCATGGATGCTGGAGACCGGCGACATCGGCTTCGAGCGGCAGGCTGCCCAGTACGCAGGGGCCATCCAGCTGCACGCACAGTGCGAGGCCCATTGCCCGCTGTATGTGGAGATCCAGTACGATGGCTCCGGCCTCTGGCACAGCGTGTACAAGCACACCCCCACCCAGCGCAGCAGCATGGTGATCCCCATCATTCCCCGCAGGGCACGGCTCATCCGGCTGCGCATCCGGGGCAGCGGAGACTTCCGGCTGCACAGCCTGACCATGCGGGTAGAGACAGGGAGTGATCAGTATGCTGCTTGGTGAGATCAAGGTAACAGACCCCAGCCAGCAGGAGGGCAGCACCGAACAGAAGCTGCGCTCCATCTACGAGTACATGCAGCAGCTGAACAAACAGATCCGCTTCGTGCTCCAGAACATCGATGAGGATAACCTTTCGCCGGACTTTGCCCAGACGGTGGAGACCGTCAAGAGCGCAAAGCAGGATGTGGAGGAAGCCATCCAGCAGATCGAGGGCTCGCTGACGGAGGCCGATCTGGAGGAAGCCATCTCCGGCCTGCGCCGGGTGATCGACAGCAAGGCCGAGGCCACCATCACCGACCCGGAGACCGGCCAGACCGTGGAGCTGTGGACGCAGGTGATCCAAACGGCGGCGGAGATCCTGACCAAGGCGGATGCGGTGTACACCGACCCGGATACCGGCCAGGAGACCCACCTGTGGACACAGGTTCGGCAGACCGCCGAGGCTATTACCCAAAAGGCCAACAAGACCTACACCGATGCAAGCGGCAACAGGGTGGACTTGGCCACCCAGGTGCAGCAGACCGCCGAGGCCATCACGCAGAAAGCCGACAAGACCTACACCGATGCAGGCGGCAACACCGTAGACCTTGCCACTCAAGTGCAGCAGACTGCCGAAGCCATTACGCAGAAAGCCGACAAGACCTATAAGGACAGCAACGGCAATACCGTAGACCTTGCCACCCAAGTGAAGCAAACCGCCGAGGAGATCTCCCAAAAGGCCAGCAAGACCTACAGGGACTCCTCCGGCAACATCGTGGATGTGGTGACGCAGGTAAAGCAGAATGCCACCGACATCACCTCCAAGGCCAGCAAGACCTACAGGGACTCCTCCGGCAACACCGTGGATGTGGTGACACAGGTAAAGCAGAATGCCACCGACATCACCCAAAAGGCCGACAAGACCTACAAGGATGCAAGCGGCAACACCGTGAACCTGGCCACCCAGGTGCAGCAGAATGCGGAGAGCATCACCCAAAAGGCCGACAAGACCTACACCGATGCAAGCGGCAACACCGTGAACCTTTCCTCGCAGGTGCAGCAGAGCGCCGGGGAGATCTCCGCCATCGTCAGCGGCAGCCAGCCGGTGGGGGCGGTGAAATCCACCAAGGTGACCATCGGCACCGGGGGCGTATCCATCGCTACGGGCGGCACCTTTACCGTGGACAGCGGCAACTTCGTGCTGGACGGTTCCGGCAACATGATCGCCAACGGCGCACAGATCAACGGCCAGCTGCTCAACGAGGGCAAGCCGGTGCTCACCGAGGCGGATATCTACATCGGTACCGCCGAACCCAAGACCAAGCGGGCGGGCATGATCTGGCTCAAGCCCGTGGCAGATGAGGATGGCAACGAGGCCGTGCAGACCACCCACACCGGCAACTACACCGCCACCACCCGCCAGGGCCTCAAGAGCAACCCCAAGACCGTCACCCTCAGCGGTACGGCACAGGCTGCCACCGCCACCAACTACTCGTATGAGTTCGCCGTTCCCGTGTACTTCTATGCGGATGTGACCAATGCCACCGTGACCGTGACCGTGGGCAGCACGAGCTTCTCCGGCACCATCAGCGGCAACCGCTACAACCACAAGGTGGTGCGCATCTCCGGCGTGCATACCGCTTGGCTGGGCAATGCCTCCAGCATCAGCGTGAGGATCAGCGCCAGCACGGACAACCTGAACAACGAGCGGGCTGAGGATGGCTACCAGATCAGCATGATCAGCCGGGCATACTGAGGTGATCGTATGGCCATCAAAACACGTTTGATCACATCCCACCCCCTCAGCGACCACTCCGGCGACCTGAAAGCGGATGAGGAGTTCTCCTTCAGCGTACTGAGCGATACCGGCACCGGCAAGCTGAAAAGCATCACCGCCGCCCGGCTCTACATCTCGCTGGTGCGCAGCTACTCCTCCCTGTACACGATGGAGGTACGCTTCGGCGGTGTGCTTGTGGGCACCACGGTGAACCCGGGCATCTTCGACAGCGCACAGCCCGCTACGATGCAGCTGATCTCCCCCTCCCCGTATCTGGTAACGGGTACGGGCGGGGAGATCACCATCTCGATCCGCAGCACATCGGCCACAGGCAGCAAGCTGAACTTCCGGCAGGGCTGCTATGTGACCCTTGAGGTGGACTACGAGGAGGCCGAGGAACCCCGGCAGGCCTTCTACTATGACGGCTCCAAGTGGCTGCCCTGCGACATCCGCTACTACGACGGCAGCGGCTGGCAGCCCTGCAAAGCCCTGTACAGCCCGGATGGGCAGAGTTTCCAATAGGAGGGATACCACATGAACAGCAACCTGAAGAAAAAGCCCGAAAGCAGCACTGTGCCGGGGCTGAGTGCGGTGCCCAAAGCGGCAGCCGTGCCCAAGGCCGCTGCCCCTCAGCCTGCCCAGAAGCCGGTGATCGACATGGGCAGCATGAGCCAGAGCAGCACCCTGACCCCGCAGCCTGCGCAGAAGCCGGTGATCGACATGGGCGGGATGACTCCCCCCTCGCCCACCGGCAAGCAGAATGAGCGGCCCGCCTACCAGCCCAGCGAGGCACTGAACGCTGCGGCAGAGGCGCTGGCCAGTAACCAGCAGAACAAGCCCCAGCCCTACCAGAGCAGCTTTACCGACCAGATCGATGGCATGATCAACAGCCTGCTGAACCAGCAGCCCTTCCAGTACGACCCTGCGGCGGATCCGCTGTACCAGCAGTACGCCCAGCTGTACCAGCGCAACGGCGAATTGGCCATGCGGGATGCCATGGCCCAGAGCGCAGCCCTGACCGGGGGCTACGGCAACACCTACGCCCAGCAGGTGGGCCAGCAGACCTACCAGCGGCATCTGGAGGATATGAACAGCGCCCTGCCCCAGCTCCAGCAGGCTGCCTACCAGATGTACCGGGACAACCTGGGCAACCAGCGGGACAACCTGAATATGCTCCTTGGCGCAGACGATGCCGCCTATGGCCGCTACCGTGACAGCCTTGGCGATTGGGAGCGGGAGCGGGACTACCTCTACGGTATGCACAGCGACATGAGCCGGGAGGAGTACGACCGCTACCTTCAGGAGCAGCAGAACTGGGAGGATGACCGGCTCTTCGCCTACCAGCAGCAGCAGGATCAGGCAGCGCAGGATTGGCAGCAGCAGCAGTTTGAATACCAGCAGTTGCAGGATCAGGCGGCGCAGGACTGGCAGCAGCAGCAGTTTGCCTACCAGCAGGCGCAGGATCAGGCGGCGCAGGATTGGCAGCAGCAGCAGTTTGCCTACCAGCAGGCACAGGATCAGGCTGCGCAGGACTGGCAGCAGCAGCAGTTTGAATACCAGCAGCAGCAGGATCAGCTCAACTGGGATTGGCTGCGGGAGCAGTTTGAATACCAGAAGGAGCAGGATGGCAAGAAGGGCGGCTCCGGGGGCGGCAGCGGCAGGGGCGGCAGCTCCGGCAGCGGCAGCGGCGTAGACCGGGATCGGATCGCCTCGCTGGTGAATGCCGCTGCGCTGGCACAGGCTACGGGGGCGGCAGTGGCTGCCAGCCCCTACAGCCCGCCCCGGCAGAACGGTGCAGCATCCGGCAACGCCGCCGGGTCGGACAGGCGCAAACGGCTCCTGCCCACCCTGCCCCGTGCCCTGAAGAAATAATACAAGCCGGGCGGGGCGACCACCCCGCCCGCATCGTGCCAAGCGCACAGAAA